GCCGCGCTCCCCTGGGACAGTGACTCCTGTAGCTTGGTCAGCTGCACATACGCCATGCCGGATGCGCCTACCATCGCGAGCAGGCCACCGGATGCGCCGAGCGCATACACGCCCACCTGCTGGACAGGACCGGGCAGGGCTGCGAATCCATTGACGACATTGGTCAATCGCTGAACCATAGTGCGCAATACATCGTTCGCGTTCGCGCCCTGGGCGAGGATCGCGGACTCGATCGCGCCCTTGAACTGCTCGATATCCCCGTTGAGGTTGTCCATGCGCTTAGTCGCCTGATCGGCGGCATAGCCCTGGTCATCGACGGCGTCGACCCACTACCGCACGCCGGTAGCGCCGTCCGAGTAGAGGATCGTCGCGGCACGGATGGCGTCCTGACCGAAGAGCGTTTGCAGCGCGGCGTTACGCTGTTCGACCGACATGCCGCCGAGCGCGGCTTGCAACTTATCCGCATAGGCAGCTAAGCCTATGAACTTGCCCTGCTGATCGAACGCCGACAGGTTCAGCTGATCCATAAGCGCGGCGGCTTCTTTGGACTGCGGGTTGAGACGCAGGAGCATAGTGCGCAATGAGGTTCCGGCATCTGAGCCCTTGAGGCCCGCAGAGGCAAACTCCGCCAGTACACCGGCCGTGTCCTCCAGTGATAACCCCGTTTGCGCGGCGACCAGTGCGGACTGCTTGAAAGCTTGGGACATGTCCTGCACGCCGCCCTGGGCCTTGCCTGCGGCAGCGGCCAGAACGTCGGCGATATGGGGGACATCCTTACCGGACAGCTTGAACACCGTCATGGCGGAGGCGGCGGTCTCGGCAGCCTCGGCTACCTCGATGCCGCCCGACGCGGCCAGGTTGAGCGCACCGGCCAGCGCGCCTCCCACGATGTCCGCCGTGGTGAGACCGGCCTTGGCTAGCTCCTCCTGGCCCTGCGCGGCCTCGGTTGCCGAGTAGAACGTGGACCTGCCCGCTTCGATCGCGGATCTCCGTAGCTGATCCATCTCACCGGCGGTCGCTCCGGCGGCGGCGGCGACGTTGGACATCTGCTGATCGAAATTGGCGAACATCCTTACACCGAGCCCGAAACCCGCGAGCAGCGCGCCACCGGCGATGGTCGCCGAACGCGAGAACTTCTCCAACCCGTCAGTGGATTTCTTCGTCTGCTGCTGATTCTGCTGCAACTCCGACGACAGCACCCGCACAGACGTGCCGGATTTCAGCATGCCATCCTGGAAATTCTTGGCGTCCACCTGGAGGCGGATAATGACAGAGCGGTCGGCCATTACCGCCTCCCTTCGTTGCTTTAGGAAACTTCTGCGACCGCTACTCGCAGCCCGGCTGTGTCCACGTTCGGCGGTCGGTTGTCCTTGGCCGCCCGCCGGTGCTCGTCCTGAATCCCTTGTATTTCCCGGTCCTTGGCTGCGCAGGCGTAGCAGCGCAGCATCTCCGCGCGGTAACGCTGTTCATTCCCGGGGTCCATGGATTCACTGAGCGGATGCCCGCACCCACTACACATTTCATCCTGATACGCCTGCCAGGCGATCGCCTCTTCTGTGTCGTCCCAGGACCACAGCGGCTCTCCCGGGCCCGGCGAACGGGAGCCGTTGAATACCGACCGGGGAATTCCCCGAGGGGCGCAGTACGCTAGCTCAGCTGCGACGCGAGGCGAATAGCGGACGCGGTCACGGATTTTGGGCCAACATCAGCGCTGCCCTGCGTCACCGCGATAACAGCACGCCACAGCACCGACCACTGACCCGGCGACCACTCGTCGTACGCCTTGCGCAGATGCTCGACGGTCGCGCCCGCCGGCTGGACGCAGCACGCCGCCGCGAGTGCCGGGGGGAAGGTATCAAGGTTGTACAGGGCAACCACGCCCTGTGCCTTGGCCTCCTTTACCTGTATGGCGGTCGGTGGATGCTCCGCGAGTAGTTGATCGTAGGCTCGCCTCCCGATGGCGCGGAACTTAAACTCCACCTCTGAATCCGCGAGTTCTCGCTCCAACGCCTGGATGCGCTCGGCAACCACCGGGGCCTTGGGGCGGTCGGCCAAGGACGCCGTAGCCGCGCCGTCCTTGTCGCGTTGCGCGGCCTGGCGAAGCTCAACCTCTAGCAATTGCAGGGTGTCGATCAGATCCGCCCGCATCGGGACACGGATCGTAACCTCCAGCGGGCGGATCTGCGACGCAACGTCGTCCCAGGACGTCATCAGCTGCCCGCCACCAGGGTGACATCCATGAGGGGTTCCTCGTCAATGGACAGCTCCAGCGTGAACCGGGCGGTGTCGTTGCGGGCCGTCGCCTGGCGCTGCTTGGTGATCACCGTGCACCGGTACACGTCCGCACGGTCACCTGAGCCGGGCTGCGATCCCGTTACGCCGTAAGGGAATACCACCGCGTAGCCCTCATCCAGGCGCTCGAAAGTGTCCCAGGCTTCGTTGTCCAGGTCCTCGCGGTCCAGGTACATCGTGGCCGTGGCCTTGTCCCCGCCGTAGGTGCCGGGGACGGTCTTGTTGAACGCGCTGCCGATGTCGCTGGCGTCGGCGGTCGAGCCGGATTGCGGGAAATCCGGCGTAGTGACCGTGAACGGCGTCAGCTCCACGCCGGCGTTGACCTGCACCGCAGAGGGCGCGGGCGGGTTGCTCAGGGTCGTGACCCAGAACCAGCGCAGGATACCGTCGTTGATATAGCGACCCATGATGAAACCCTTTCAGGGATTGGGGGTTGTCCAGAAGATGAAGCGCTCGGAGAGGTAGAACCAGGGCGGCGTCGTATCGTCGTCGCGGTCAACCTCCTGCGCCAGCGCCCATTCCACCGGCCGCATCAGCGACCGGTCGGGGATAGTGAGATCGTTGCCCAGGAGAACAGTCCTGGCCTTGTCCGCCACGGCCAGCGCCTGAATGGCCGACCTCCCGATCGAGCGGACCAGGTACTCGCTGCCGGTGTCGGCGGCCAGATCGTCCAGCGGGCCGGTGATCGAGTCGATAATCGAGGGATAGACGACGACATATGGAGCCTCGGATAGGCGGCTATCGACCATCGGCCGCTCCGCCTCCCCGACGATCAGGGCAGAGGCGCGCAGCAGTGCGCAGATCGCCGCGTACTCGGGTCCGCGCTGCGGGACGGTCACAGCCCGTACTGCTCCAGCAGTGACCCGACCCTGCCCTCCACCGCGCGGGTGTAAGGCTGCGCCCGGACCGCATACGTCCGTGCGCCGTCCAGGTGCGGTGGTTGCCGGATGGAACCGTATTCGAAGCCTCGTCCCATGCCGCCCTGGCGCTTGGCTATGTTGGGGCCGATCTCCGCATACAGGCTGCCCTCACCGAGGCGGACCTCATAGTCGATGGATGAGGGATACCACTTGCCGTGAGGCCCAGCAGAAGCTCTAGCGTTGGCTCGCCACAGCTTCTGGAGTGCCTGTGCCTCGTCGCCCAGGACGTCCAGAAGGGCGGGGACGATCCCCGATCCGGACGCGGCCAGGTCACCCGCGAGCTGGGTCAGGTCACCGGAGTCGAGATCCAGATTCATACTCCACCTCCACCGAGGACCAGGCCGCTGTCGCTGCCCTCGTAGACCACGACGGGCGGATAGAGATCGGTGACCTGGCAGTGCAGCCGCCGCGCGGTGACATGCGTGCCCGCGTCCACGGGCTGGACCCGCAGCCACGCCCCTATGAGCAGCGTGTCCGCCGATGCGAGGACCTGCACGAGGTCATCCGGCCGGACCGGGGTACCCATGGGGACGGACACCATGACCAGGGGCAGGATCCGCTTGCCCTCTCCTGCGATCATCTGGTCGCCCTGAGCATTCATCTCGGGGCGCACCCGGGCGGCGCCGGTGTAGACGAGAGCCGCGATCCGGGACTGTGCCAGCGTCTCGGGGTCCACCGGCCCCCGCTCACCGGTCAGCCGGACGACCCGCACCTGATCGATCATGAGAGACTCGGCTGCCGCCTGGCCCGCCAGTGTCGCGGATTCCGCGCTCACTCGCAGACCTCGTAGTGCGGGCGGATCGTGAAGGCGCCGGTCGTCTCGTCGGTCGGCGCCAGCAGGTCAAGCTCGCCATCGGTGAAACCGAGACCCTGCACCGAGTCGGCCCGGGTGTACTCGTAGTCGTCGATGCGCTCGCGGGTCTTGCCGTCCGGGTTCTGCATCAGCCGGATCACGGAATCAGCGACGACCCGCTTGACCAGCCCGACTGGCAGGGTCTCGTCCTCTAGGCGCTCGACCAGGCGGGAGACGCGCAGCTGGATCTCGTCCCACGCGTCGCCCAACCTGGTCTCGGCTATCACGATTTCGGCATCAGAGAGGGGTCGCCAGCGGTTGATGACGTCCTGCACTGTGACGGGATTGTCCATGCTGATCTACCCCCTCTCGATAGTTACCCGATACGACTAGCTGCCGAGTTCGGACGTGTACTTGACGAACGCGTCGGTGTCCGCGATGAGGAATCCGTACTCGGCCTCCGCGCGGATCGCGATCAGGTTGTGCTCCCACAGAGAGACCAATTCGCCGTCGATCGTGACCGTGGCCTGGTCGGACACGTCGTAGGTGATGCCGCCGACGACACCCCATGCGGCCTTGGACCAGTCGCCGCCGTAGGCAACGACGTCGCTGTGTGCGACACCCTGTCCCATGAACGCGGACCTGTTGATCAACCGCCCGCCACGGGCCGCAGGCACGGTGTCGGTATAGACCGACTCCACGAAGATCGGCCGGCCGTTGGCATCCACCGACGCCAGAAGGATCGGCTCGGTGACGTCATCGAGTGCGAACCCGGTCAGCTTCTTGCCATCGTTGACCAGCTCGGACAGCCCGGCGACGATGTCCTGGTACACACCACCGTCCTCGGCCGCATTGGTGCCGAGAGCAACCTCCTTGGTCGTCTCGTCGATGTAGTGATCGAAAGGACCACTGCCCGTGCCGTCGCCGCCCAGGTCGTGCAGCGCGGCGTAATCGAACGCCACCGCGAACGCTTCGGCGAGATCACCGCGCAGGCCGGTGATGTAGCCGCCTGGGTCGGCGCGGACGACCTCGGTGCTGTTGACCACGATCGCGGCCAACTTCTTCGGCTGCATGGTCAGCAGCGACCGGCCGCCCTTGGATGCGGGCTTCTGGCCGCCTTCGCCGACCCAGTTCGCCACCGGCTTGCTGGTGGTGAAGGGGATCGAGACGCCCTTGAATCCCATCGGGACCCGGCGGACGAGCTGCTGCACGACCGAGGACCGGCGTGCCTCGTCGAAAATCGGAGCGGACTGCTCGGGGGTCAGGAAGCCCGCGAAATCGCTGAGCTTGGTAGGGGCATCAATTGCCATGGAACTTCTCCTTGATGGATGGTTTAGGTCCGGCGTGCGCCGACCTTCGCGATCACGCTCTGCAGCAGCGGGTCGCCGTTGAGCGCGGACTGGTTGCCCTTGGCACCCTGTGACAGGTCGGGCCTGGGGCCGGGGATGACTCCGGCCTGAGGATCGGCCGGTGGGGTGCGGAGCGCGACGAGGCGTTTCGCCTGCCGCGTCAGCGTTTCCTCGTCCGTGCCCGTGAGGAACAGTTCCGCGTCCTCATCGGTGACCTGGTGCTGAGCGGCGACCCGGTATCGCAGTGCTTCGGCCTTCGCGGCAGCGGCTTCGGCCTTCGCGGTCTCAGCCTCCTTGCGCGCCCGGTCGGTCTCGGTGAGGTTCTTCGCCTCGATCTCGTCGAGGCGGGCCTGAGCTTCGGCCGCCTTTTTCTCGGCCGCCTTGCGGGCACTGCGCTCGGCGACGAGAGCGGCCTTGCCGCCGTCCCCGAGCTGGCCGCCGGGATCGTCTCCGGTCGGATTGGGTTCGGTCGGAGTCGTGCCCTGGTCGGATACCGGTGCTGTCATTGCATTTCCTCCATCGCGGGGGATCAACCGGTTGCCTCGCGCAACCGGACAGTTAGGTGGCTATGTAGCCGTGAAGTGTGAGCAGCCGGAGCGCCTCATCGCGAGACGGGGCCACTCGATAGATCTCGGCGGGCATCAGGCGGATACGGGGGATGTCCCGCCTCGTGGAGCCCTCGGTCGTGATGCTTACGGTCCGGCCGCCGATGCTCGTGGAAGTCATCCCTCGCCGGGCGTTGACCACCTGTGCCGGGTCGGCTCCGTCGCGGATCGCCTGCGCCTCAGCGCGGTTGAGCCCCGTCACCTGCCCGGATGCGAACAGCTTGCCCGGGTCGGTACCGATCGACCCCGGCCGGTCCTCCGCTGTCGGGATATGGCGGCAGTCGCAGCGCGGATGCCGCTGGAATCCCGTGTTCCAGCGGAAGAACTTCCCCGCCAGGATCGCGCAGCGTGAGCAGCACGGCGGATTCACCATCCGCCGGTACCCGACACTTGGCCGCACCGCGATGCCCACACCGGTTGCGCCGCGACCGGAATCGGCAATCAGGGTTGAGACGACCATGTCCAGCCAGCGCCCGCCGCGGGCCAGGCCCTCCGCTACCGGCAGTCCGGCGGCGATGGCCCTGCTGCTGACGCCTGTCGCCTGCCTTAGCAGGCTGTCCAGTGGGCGACCGTCGTTCGCGATCCCGGCGAACGCTGCTGGCCGCACGGTGGCGATCGGAGTAGCGGTGATCCGCTGCTCCCGTAGCGCCGCCCCGACATAGTCGCTCCCGGCAACCGCTGCGGTGAGTTGTCCCTGACTGACCAGCGCCGACATCGGAGACGCGATCGCCGACCATGTGCCGTCGAGGTCTGACCCCATGCGCAGCCACAGCCTGCGGGTCCCTCTCAGGGCTGCCAGGGCAATGCGCTGCTGGAGCCGGTACTGGTCAGCTGCCGCCTGCGGCAGGGGCACCTGACGCCTCCTGGAGCGCGCGCGTCGCCTCGGCGATGATCGGGTCCACTGCCTCACGGGCCATGTAGTCACGTTCGCGTTGCTTGCGCGGCTCAGACCATCCCAGCTCGTCCCAACCCCCCTCGACGGACAGGATCGGCCGACCGCCGGTGAGCTTCTGGATTCTGTCCACCCTCGCCGCATAGGTAGGGGTCGCCGGGTCGTGCCATTGCACGGAGATCCGGTTGCCGTCGATCCACTCGCCGGTCTTGATCCGCAGGTACAACGCGAATGCACGGCCGTACTGGTCGCCCATGCCGGACATGAACCGCTCGGCCCGCTTCACGAGGCGGGCCTCGTCCGCACGGATGCCATCACCCGATGGCGGGTTAGCCGTGTTCTGGCCGAAATACCGCATCGGCAGGCCTTTGAGACCCGCAATCAGCTGCGCGTAATGGTTGACCGTGGCGTGAAAATTGCTCAGCTCTGAGGCCGCGAACTGCCCGACCTTGCCCTCGGGATTCGCCGTCGCCCACACCGACGCGAAATACGATTCCCATGCGGGAATAGGCCTTCCGTCCTTGTCAACGAAGTCGCCCTTGGATGCGCCGAGTATCCACCGCTGCGGTACAGAGTGTGTTTCACCCGCAATCTGCAGGTTCGTCAGGGACCGGGCCGCCGCGTCGGTGAGGGGGATGACGTCGGAGATTTCCGACACGCCCCGCCACCGGCCGGTCCTGCGCCGGTTGAAGAACGGCACCACCGGGACGCGC